GTCCAGGAAGAAGCGGATGCCTTCGCTCAACGATGAGCTGGGGGATTTCCGCATGGGTTCGCGACTCGCGTGCAACTACGCTATTCCACCCGAGTTCAAGTACAAGATTTCCGAGGAGACCGGTGAGACGGAGACGTCGATGTACGGCAAGCCCATTTCTGAAGATAAGTTGGTTATTTTGAACAAGCTGGATGCCGACCCCGAGCGGTTTCTAACACCCAAAAGTCTGGCGATCTATTCTCCCAAGCTGGCTCATATACTGAAGGGAATTAAGGACGCGGTCGGCGAAGGACCCAGCTTTCGAAACCAGTTCGTGTATTCGGAATTCAAGACGCTGCAGGGGCTGGGCATATTTGCTCTCGTTCTCAAGCATAACGGGTTTCAGCGCTACAGGCTCATAAAGGAGGGCGGGCTGTGGAAAGAAGACCCGGCGATGGAGAAGGGTAAGCCGGCGTTTGCGCTGTATACCGCAGACGAGAGCGAGGCAGAACGCGATCTCATACGCGAAATATTCAACGGCAAGGAGACGTATTCCGATACGTTTCCAGCTTCGCTGCGCGATTCGATCAAAGAGAAACGCCTGTGTATTCTTTTGGGGAACAAGACTGCGGCCGAAGGTATTACGCTGATCAATGTCCGGAACGTCTACATCATGGAGCCCTACTGGAATCCTTCGCGCATCGACCAGGTGATTGGACGCGCGATCCGCCTGAATTCGCACAAGAACCTCCCGCCGGAAGAGAGGACGGTGACGGTGAAACTGTACATGTCGGTCTTCAGCCCCGAACAAATATCGTCGTCGGAGAACAACGTCGTGCTTATTCGTAAAAATGATACGAACATGAAGTTCTACGAGGGCGACGAGCCGACGGAGGGATTCATAAGCTCCGACGAATTGTTGTACGAGACGTCGTACCGCAAGAACCGCATTATAAAAAGCCTGGCGCTCGTTATGAAGCAGGCGGCAGTCGACTGCGAGATCCATCGGAAGCTGCACTCGAAAGAGCAGCCGGTCATCCAGTGCATGCGTTTCGATACGTCGGTCACCGCCGAGGATCTTGCGTATCGGCCAAAGTACTTGAGCGACGAGAGAGACGAGATGTACGCTCTGAATCTGATCAAACGAAAGCGGAAGCTGCAGATTATTAAGGTGAAAGGCCTGGCCATGGTTCTCGACCCTCAGAGCAACGAGATCTTTGATTATGGGGCGTGGGGAGACGAAAAGCGGCTGCTTCAGATCGGACGCCGAACCGGTCCCACATCAATCTCATTTTTTCCACACGTTGTAGTATAAGAAGAATGGCCAGCAATATATCTGCCGGCACTCGCGGATTATCTGCCGGAGACTGGACGCGAATTCAGCGCCTTCGTGGCGCAACGACGTACGTATCCTCGAACCTCGCGACCAACGAAGATATTGCGCCGCCAGTGAATCCCCAGCTAGGATACTCTGCCGCGTTCCTTATTCCGCGGGTCGTGGGAACATCGAAGATCCGCCGTACGGCGTCGTCGTGGACAGACTTCGTGGCCTCCCAGAAGGCGGACTACATCCTTCGGGCACAGAACCTCACGAACCCGAACGCGAAATCTCTGACCTTGACGACGCTGTGTAATTGCACGACGACGGCTATAACCGTGAAGACAACGGGATGCAGTAAATGCGGAGTCTACACGCATAAAACTATTCAGTAAATAAGTAAGATGGGCGGCTTAATGCAATTGGTGAACAAAGGCGCGCAAGATCAACTAGTATGCGGAAACCCCTCGTTCACGCATTTTAGGTCTGTTTACAAGCGCCACACAGATTTCGCGATGGAACAGTTTGAGCTCGTGTTCAAGACGACAAACCTACAGCTCCCGGCATCGGGATCGCTCACGCTCCGGGCGAAAGTCGAGCAGTTTGCGCAGCTGGTGAACGACTGCTACCTCGTGCTCACGCTCCCGAACATTTACTCGCCGGTGGCCGGCATCACGGGCACGTACTCCAACTTGAACCAGAACTCGGATGCGATTGGGTACGAGTTCCAGTGGGTGCGCAACATCGGGTACAACATGATCAATTATGCGGCCGTAGTCATCAACGGCCAGGAGGTTGTGCGCCACACGGGCGAGTGGATGAAGCTGTACGCGGACATGAACTTTGACGCGAACAAGAAGAGCATGGTTGACGCGATGGTCGGAAACATTCCCCAGCTGTACGATCCCTCGAACGCGTACGACCGTATGAATCAGTACCCCCACGCGATCTCTACGGCATCAAGTCCCGCCGAGCCGTCGATATACGGTCAAGTACTGAACATCCCCCTGCATTTCTGGTTCTGCGAGAATGTAGGGTCGGCACTTCCTATTGGGGCGCTGCAGTATTCCACGGTCGAGATCGTGGTCGAGCTCAAAAACATGTACCAGTTATTCACGATTCGCGATGTGCGAGAAACCATCGGAGGAGCCGCCAACCCGAACTTTGGGGTTCGGATCGCCCCCGACTCGAGTAGCCCGGTGATGACGATGAACAATTTCCTGTCTCCGCCAACGTACTCGCCATCTCCCGTCCCTACGAACCCTACTCTGATGTACTGGAAACTCAATCCGTTCATTGAAGCCAACTACATTTTCCTGAACGACGCGGAGCTCATTCACATCACGAAGAACGAGCATTCGTTCATCATGAAACAGGTGGACATAACCAGCGGCGAGGGGCTTGCTGGCGCGAGTAATGATACGCTCGTACTCATGCGCAATCTGTGTACGCAGCTCGTGTGGGTCGCGCAGCGATTCGACCGGAGTCAGCAGAACGATTACGATAATTACACGAACTGGGTTGACCCGTACAAGCCGCCCCAGGATTCAACGGGACTGTCGTATATGACTCCGCAGTACTCGTCGGGAAACGCGATTCCCACGAATACGTCGCAGCGGGACATCCTTCTGGAGTCGGCGATTATCCTCGACGGGAAGGAGCGGTTCTCCTACAAGCAGACCTACTTCTTCTCCCAGCTCCAGAATTACCGGCACCAGACGGGAAGGACGTCTAGTGGACTTCCGGGAGTGTACTCGTACTCGTTCGCGCTCCAGCATGGTCAAAGCACGCAGCCGAGCGGGCACATTAACGGGTCTATGTTCAACAAGCCCATCCTGCGAAACACGTATGTGCAGCCAGCGTTAGCAGATGTTCAGTCGGGACAGACGCAGACGATTGTGTGCGTGCTCAAAGCGACCGCGAATAGCGCGAACCCTACGATCGTAGACCCCACCGCAAAAGACCAGTACGGGAAGCTGATGTACGCCTCGAACGACATTGTGTCGGTGGTTCAAACTTCATCGGCACTTGGAACGTCGCAGTATCAGTACACGTATAACGTAAGAGTCTTCGTGGAGTCCTACAACTACTTGCGAATCATGGGAGGCATCGCGAACGTTGTTTTCAGCTCATAATCCTGCCGTATAATAAGAATGTCCACCGGCATAAATATTCAGTCGGCCTCGTACGGCGTTGGATCGACGACGGTTGATGTGTCCCAGGCTGTGGCCGCAAAGAACGTGGACGGCGCGATAAACTTTGTGGTCACGCCCGCCGCGCTGAATGTACACGACCCAGCCGTGGGTCGAGTGAAAACTCTGACCGTCAACTATACGATCAACAACGGAGGCAGCAATACCGCGACGGCAAAAGACGGAGATACGCTGAGTATACTTGCCCCGCCAGCCCGGCTCGCAACCGGGCTCGAGATTAAGAAGGCGCAGTACGGCTACGACGGGAACTGGGCGGACGTCACGAGCGCAGTGCAGACGTACGTGAGCAACGGCTCGATTAATATGACGGTGAGCCCGGCGACCGTGGGTATTCCCGACCCGAACCCGAATAAACCAAAAACGCTGAAGGTTGATCTCACAATTAACGGCAAGCCGAGCTCTCGGAGTATAGCGGACGGGAAGAAGTTTACTTTATCAGCCCCCGCAGTGACCGACTCTTCGTCTGCAGACTCGAAGCCAGTGAATGTCGTGTGGTCTGTTGTCTCGATCATATTCACGAAGGCGCTGCTGTGTGTTCTAATGACTGTTTGGTTGACGAGCGTCCGCGTCGGGAGCGAGTACGGCGCGACGCTGTTTTCGGGAGGCGGCTACGTCATCGGCGCGCTGGGGCTGTTCACGTTCGGGCTCTACCCGATCTTCGGGCTTCCCATTGCCCTCTTTTGGTGGGGGCTGATTGTGGGTTAAAGTTTTACACAGTAAGACCCTAGTGGAGCAATGGAGGTTGTCGCATACATCGAAACGACGCACGAGTTTGACCAGCCGTACTACTCGTTTCGAACAATCGGACTGTGGCAGAACGTATGGCGGGCGCTGTGCGAGATGGCCTACAATAAGGAGGCGAAGCAGTACGAGAGGGTCGCAGTAGAGCCGGAAGAAGATGAGCTGGAAGAGTCGAAGTATTATGAACGGAACCGTTCACGAATCCGCAACCACCACCTGCTGTGCCTGGAGGAAATCTGGTCGAAGTACGACCGCTTCGAGCCCTTCGTGAACACCCGTCTCAAAGAGCTCGTTGTTCCGCGCGTACTGTTCGAATGTCCGGGCGTGCGTCATTTCTTCGAGTTCTCGTTTCCCGAGTGCGAAGTTGTTTTTTGGGAGGAGTAAGTAAATGAGCGAGAAGAAGAAGGTGAGCATCGACCAGGCGCTCGTGGTACACCCCCGCACGCCGCCGCGCCAGATTACGGGCTTCAAGCGATCCAGGACTCCGGGGTCTCCTCCCGACACGACGAGCCGGCCGGAGGATATTATGGAGGTCGATATTCCCAACACGGCCGATGCGCGCAAGATGGCGTTCGAGGCGTCGCTGGACGACCGCACTCGCCGCAACGGCGGGCGCAAACGCCGCACGGCGAAAAAGACGCGCAAGTCCCGGAAGACGCGCAAGAGCAAAGGCAAGGGGCGCAAGTAAATGAAAAATTGGCCTTTCGGCGCTTTGGGATGTTGGAAGGGTTGTGCTTTGTGGTTTACTCAGCCGCAGAGCTGTCGTCGGCAGTCTCGCCGTCGCCATCCGCCTTCGACTCGGTGGTCGGGGCGTCAGTGGCGACTTTGTTGAACTCGTCGATCAGTGCGCGCTGGCTATCCTTGGCCATGAACTCGTCATGACTGAGGCTCTCAACAAACTTGTTGAAAGCCTCACGGCGTGCGGCACGACCCTTCTTGTCGTCCTTGTCGAAACCCTTGTAGAGGGCCTCGGCATCCTTGCCCGCGATACGCGTGATGCGCTGCGGGGTCTTGGGTGCCTCGTCTGCGTCGGCAGTCGAGGTCTTCTTGGGTGCCTCGTCTGCGTCGGCAGTCGAGGTCTTCTTGGGTGCACGCGTCTTGCGTACGGGTCCAGTGTGCTCGGGATCCGGCACCATCATCTCCTTCAGCTTGCTAAACCGGGACTCAATCTCATCAATGAGCTTGAGTGCCGCCTTAGAAATCTTAGGGGTCATCGGGGCGTCGGACATCTGTGGGCTTTGAGGCTTAAGATATTGAGCAAGATGCTGTATCGATTCTTGATCAGAATAAATCCGTTTTTGAGAGTTGCGTTTCCTCTGTCGGTTTATAGTGGGCAAAACTAGTAAATGTCGTCCACGGAATTCGCCAAGGCTCATCTTCGCGAGCACCTCGTGGGTCTTCTCGTGAGCCCCGTCGCCGACGGATTCTGGAGCATCTACGATTCCTCGAAAGAACTGTGCGAGCGCAACGGTCAGCTGGACCAGGTTCTGCGCACGTTCCAGAACATGCTCACGCGGATCCCCGACTGGACGGAGACCACGCTGTCCACGGAGGTCGAGCGCATTATCGCAGTTTCGGGCTGCACGTACATGGACGATCTCCTGATGGGCGTGTTCATTTCCTACATGAAATCGTTCGCGTCCCTGCACTACCGCGGCTCGTCCTCCGAGATCAAGATTGACTTCGACCGCCCCACGTTCGCGAAGTTTGTGCACGAGCTCTACAAGCAGTCCGCGCGCAAGATGTGGCAGATGGCCTACTACTTCAAGACGGTCGGAGTTTCGTCCGAGCAGCAGGCTCGTAATCGCCAGGAGATCGAGAAGGTGGTGATCGATTGCATGGAGCAGACCATCCGCAGCTTTCTTCCGTGGGAGGCTATTGCGAAGAAGTACTTTGCGGACGACGAGTACGTTCCCGAACGT